CTGACAGAACACGAATTTTTACACGTCATCTACAAGTCCTAGAAAGTCTCGAACATATTGAGGGACCTTTCCCTTTTCACAGCGCTCCTTGATGATCCAGTACTCCACGGCCTGGCGATCGACGTTGTATTTGGCGAGAATATCAAGCACCGCCTTGTTCCAGTATTCCGGAAATTGATAGTGGTAGTTGTGACCCTGAAGGACCATCTCCAGAACAGAGAAACCCGCATTGTCCTTGGCATTTACGTCCGCGCCATATTTCAGGAACATCTCGATCGTCTCGGCGTCGCGATACTCGGCAAGCTGAAGCAGGCCGGCCGTATTCACCTCGGCAGACTGAACCCCGAAAAGTTTTGCGAGACTCACATCGTGCTCGGTGTGAACGGCGATGAGGGCCTGTGCGACCTGGTCGGCCGCAGAGGGCTGGTCCTCCTCGGTAGATCGAATGGCCTCTTCGACGAGGAGCTCCTCGCGCCTCTGGACCAGCTCGCGCTCCTTCTTGTACAGATTCGAGATCTCCGCAGCGAGGTGCGCAAGCTTCTCAGTGTAGTCCATAGTGTCTTTTGGGTGGCTTCTCTTTAGGGTTTATGGACCTGGCCCAGTGAGGACACGAATTTTAGCGCGAGGTCAGGCGAATACCCGCCTTGTTTAAACGATTATGAATAATATTGACTGTATTCGAAGGGGAGCGAACAGTGAGCTTAATACCTAACGCATTCATGAGCTTGTTGATATTTTTAACAGACTTCTTGGAGGGACTGGGCATTTACTTAATGCAAACAATTTAATTATAATACACATACTCTAGGACTTTCTTGGAAACGGCCACCTTCTCTTCCTCGTTTTCGCCGAGCAGAGGCCACAAGTATGGGCCGATGCCGTCATGAAGGTAAACATCTAGACCCAGATCCCTGAAGGCCGCACGGGAGCGGCGGCGGCTGTTTTTGCTCAGAAACTTCAGGAAACGAGAAAACTTCCTCGACCTGTTTCCGGTCTCATCGATCTTGTCGAAGAAATGAGACATCGTGACGCTGTAGCGTCTGATATCGTCAACGGAAACATGCTCCCAGTCATCATCTTCGTATTGCACATAGAACTGTCCGGTCTCCTCGTCCCACTTGACGCGGCCATAAAAGTCCTTCGTAGTCTCATAGACCGTGAATTTCTTGCATACGACTTTGCCAATGAGCTCGGGTTGGGGGCACGGAGGCATCGGCGGGATGGGCGTCGAGGATCGAACGGGCTCGGCATTGTTACGAGCCTGCCGCCATTGAAGAAACTCCTTAATCAGTGCATGATCGGCCGCAACTGTCTCCTCGCTGTAGGAGATGCCCAGGTGCTCGCGGACCGCATCTGAACCTATAAACACCTTGCCATCAGGCGCGGTATAACGAGTATAGCCCGAAGGGCCCTTCTTTGAAGATTTGGGTGCTGTTTGCACGTGCGTCCGGCGCCAGCCAGAAGGTGGCTTGAAGTCCATTATCTTGTTGGATGGTTGTTCTTAACTTTCAAATTGCATGACGTTCACATGACACGAATTTTAACTACCGGCCCAAGCCCCTTTGAGGCTAAATTTAGACTTCAAAATATCGTAATCAGTTTCTAGACAGATTCCACAAAGTGTTCGGTAACCTCTGCTCCAGACGGGATTATATTTTTCGCGTTTACAAATTAAACAAGGTCTCGGTTGTTTCCAAGCATTGTGACGATCTTCAAAATATGGTTTCATACTCGGGACATTATTTATCCAATCTTCTTTCAGAGCTTTGCATCGAATACACTCTTTGTTATTCCTTACACAGGTGAAGACAATTTGATCCTCTTCAAAACATTCACGGGCATCAAATTCAAACCAGGGTTCCGGGCGAACCGTCGTGGTTCTGTGAGTATTTTTAATTTCAAAAATAATTCTGGGTTTTTCGGAATTTATAACAGCAACATCAGCGACATATTTTCCATGAGGATCGCGATATTCAACAACAACCGAGTCTCCGTCTTTGTAAAACATTTCCACTTCGTCGCCACCACAACAATGCGGGTTATTACAATCATGATAAATTGAAAATGGTAATTTATTTTTTAAAATTTCAGAAAGTCTATATTTCGCATCTTTATGAATCTGGCTTTCGTTCGGGTGTTCGTAATATGTGCATTCACGTTTCGAACAGTGTGCGAAATGGGGACGGCGGATAGATCCCTTGCGCAATATAACGCGTTCCCCACAATCTGCACAACTATAGAAGCTATCTTTGGATGCGAGACTTGGTCGGCAATATTCACCAGTATTATCGAGCGCGCCAAGTTCCATTATATTTTACAAGGTAAATATCTTTAGGCCGTCATCAAAAAAATAAGGGAACTTATATTAAATGCACCCTCGACACATTGTGCTCAGACGGAAATGGCCCGAAAGATATTTCACGGGACTTTCGAAGCCCATGAAATTTGTGCGTGAAAAGGAACTTCTCCAGAGGCGGACGACTCCCTATTTTAAATTAAAATTGAAACGATCCGACCAGGGTCTGACCAGAAAGAAGTCCAAGTGGACCCAGCTCTTTCACAAGACCTGGCCAGGACTAAAATTCAATAAAAGTGCCATAGCTCGCAAGACCGGAATAAGCCTCTCTACTCTCAATACAGTCTACAATAGGGGACTCAAGGCGTGGAAGACTGGCGGAAGCAGACCGGGGGCGACGGCGCCTCAGTGGGCCACTGCCCGTGTATACAAATTTGTTTTAATTTCTAAAAATAAAGCCCCGAAGGCTTGGTATATTACACGGTTCGATCCTGACAATAATCTAAGGGGCCCTAACCATAAGCGATAACTCCCTTGCTCGTGTTTATCCCTCCAGTGAGCCATCCAAAGCCGTCCTTTTCAAGGCAAAAAACGCCGAACCCTTCACGCAAAAGTTCACATTCATTTGCGTAATTTCTAAGACCCCCAGCGAGAATCAAAAGGGAGTCGGCCAGATAAACCGCTTCTTGAATCAACTTGTGACGCTCATCTATATATCCCCAGTTAAGGACTTCCCCGGGCTCAATAGCCTGACAGGCCTCGATATCTTCGAGCACCTTGATGAGATCACTGATCGACATTTTTGTCTCTTGTGTCAATCTTCAATCTTGACTTTCACAAGACACAAAAAATTCTGGGTCTAGAGTAAATGAACTATTTGAATGATATAAATTTCGAGGGAAGACTCAACTGGATTCTTTCCACTCCGAACAACGCCCCCAACAGGAATCAGGCGCACCAGGCAGTGGCTATGTGGGAGGCTATATTGCGTAATCCAGGGTTCCGTTTCAACAAGTCTTCTCCAAATTTCAGACGGATCCAGAACAAGGTGACGGCGATTATGAGGACAAAAACCGCGCCGACACCTCGGCGGAAAAATTAGTTACAATATATTAAATGATGATCCGTGCGTGTGCCCAGCCTCAGTCGACTCCCTTCAAGCTCCCAAAGCGTCTTGCGCGCGCCCGGCGTGTCGCCGAGTCCAAGCGAATGGAAACTTTCCGTGAGATTCACGAGGCTCTCAAGAAGACGGCCAAGGAGGAATCCGAGATGCTCAAGGGGTTCCTCAAGATCAAAGAGGAGCCGGAGGAGGTCGAAGTTGATATCGTGGAGTAAACCCTCTGTAATAACTCTTTTCCCAATTTGTCATTAATCTAAACTGACCGTTCGTCTGGTTCTTCATTACGGGCCGGTAGTTATTGGAAGTTCGGAGACCATGGAAAGGGGTCGATATAACGTTCTGTCCAGTATTTTTGGTCCGGCCGATCGGTTTTACGGGCTTGACGGGCCGAGTGGTCGTGTAGCCGCCGTTCGGACGCTTATATACGGTATTGCCGTTTATAGTTTTGAGCCCTCCAAAAAATCCTTTTATTATAGGAATTCCATTCACAGTCTTGAGACCCGTGTTTCTTCTCGAGACTGGACGGGCCGTGTTCATAAAATTTATATTTGAAGGTTTCACAGAAAAACGCATAAATTTTCCATTATGATTTTTCGCATTGAATAAAGTGAAATATCCTCCGAAATAACCCTGTTTATATACAGGTTTTCCAGCACGGTCCGCTCCTTGGCGAACGGTCCCGACCCTGTATCTATTCAGACTGGCCTGTTCGGCGTTCATTTTTAATATAACAAAATAAAAATATTATCAATTATTAGTTAAAATGTGGTCTCCTCGTGTGGTTCGACCCCTCGAGATCGGTCTCGGTCTCAGGTTTGTTCCACCGAAGGACCGAGGAAAATGGCTCCGGACCGCACTGGACGGTTCGGGACCTGTTGGAATTAAACTTGGCCAATTTATTTCCAACAGATCAGATATATTCGGTAAGGAACTTTCGGAGGACCTCGCCCCCTTGAGAGACAATGTGACCCCAATAGACTTTTCCAATTTTGAATCAAAAATACCAAAGGGTGTCACGAACGTAGACCCGATACCCATCGCATGTGCTTCGGTCGCACAGGTCCACCGGGCCCGGCTTAAGGACCGTTCGATCGTCCTCAAGTTCAAGAGACCCGGAATAGAGACTCAGATACGTGAAGATTTAAAAATTATCAAGGATGGTCTCAAGATTCTTCAGCTCATTCCTAATTTTGAAACAGAATTTGTCAATCAGTGGTTCAATGAATTCGAGAGAAGTCTCATGTCCGAGATAGATTTTCGGACCGAACTACTAAATATCGGAACCTTTCGGGAAGTTTACCGAGATCGTGAAGACGTGATCGTCCCAAGACCCTACTCCAAGTTTTCTAACAATGATGTGATCGCCATGGACTATGTTCCGAGTAACAGAATCAGAAACCCGTTCAAGGCTGACCGATTAATTAATATGTTTTTAGAACAGTTACTATATGAGGGCGTGATTCATGGAGACCTCCACACGGGCAATGTGGGCGTGACCGATCGCGGGACCCTCGTGATTTATGATTTTGGGAACGTAATTAGAATTACACCAGAATATAAGACGGCCATAAGAGACTTTGTATATGGCGTTCAGTCTACCAATGTAGACCAGGTCTTGGATAATATGATCAAAATGGGTATGATTATTCGAGACCGTGATGTGACGCGTGTTTTTATAGAACAATTTTTCAAATATTTAGAGACCCTTGAACTTTCATCATTTAGTGTATCTTCACCCGAGATGCAAGAAAAGGCGAGCAAGGTCCCGGTCGAACTCGACGCGACGACCCTCACGATACTCAGGTCCTATACACTCCTAGAAGGACTTGCCAAAGAAATTGAACCAAATTTCTCTTACCAGAAGATAATTTCAAAAAATATTGAAACTCTTTTTTTGGATTTAGATTATATATTATACAGAATTTCCCGGGATTCTGGAAATTGACAACAAAAGGGCCAACTCGTGAATCGAGGAAATCTGGGGGCACCACAAGTTGGGCTCTTTTATTTCCTCATAAAAATAGATCGGCTTCCAGTTTTGCATATTTCGGACCGCCCCGAGATTCTTGAGCGAGTCATCAACGTAATAATAACTTTTGCACGTATCGAATTCCTTGTAAAAATTAACATTAGGTTTGAAATATGCAACGGCCGGATCTCCACCTGGGCATCGAATCGACAGTTTGTCGCTGATGGCCAGAGCGGTCCGATGGACCCACGGAAAGGGTGAGTTGGAAAAGAGCGTTACATTCCACCCACTCAAAATCAAATCATTAATAATCTCGGCATCGCACTGAAAGTCGGGAGATTCAAGAACCTCGGCCAGATGAGTCATAAGACTTTTGTCATATACGAGCGTGTTGAAATCATTCACGTCTATGCCAAACTGCTTACTGAGACCAACCCCCGTGTGACCGTGGGCCAAAAGAAGATGCCGGTTCAAAAGGGCAGGATCTTTGCACTCGGGTAATTTATTTTTTACATATCGAATCGCGTTGTGTTTCAAGTGGCTCATAAGGAGACGGTCCTTCACGACGACCCCGTCCACATCGAGTAACAAACACGGTAAACTCATTGATATTTATAGAAACTTATTTCTCTAACCATAGAATATCGCGCGGAATATAATTTAAAGATTGCAGACCTTTAAATGACACAATGGCACTCAATGTCACGCGCCTCATCCCTTCTGCGATTCTTCCCACACGCTCCACGCCCGGATCTGCCGGTCTTGATCTGTTCAGCACTGACAACTACGTCATTATGCCAGGCCGTCGTGTGGTCGTCTCGACCGGAATCTCTGTCAGACTTCCTCCAGGAACCTACGGTCGCATTGCACCTCGCTCTGGACTGGCCGTAAAGCACGGTCTGGACACCCTGGCCGGAGTGGTCGACCCGGATTACACCGGAGAGATTAAGGTTGTCCTGCAGAACCTGGATTCGGTTCAGCCCTTCATTATTCGACCCGGATACCGCATCGCACAACTCATTCTCGAGAAGTTCGAGACGGTCGAGACGATCGAGGTGCCGGATCTGCCCGTGACCGAGCGAGGCGCGGATGGTTTCGGTTCGACCGGAGCTTAAAACTTTCAAGCGTTAATTAATCAAATGAATTTCCAGGCCATAGCTTGGGACGGCCAAGATCACGATGATCAATTCACTATTCGAATTTTTGGACGTTCGAGCGATGGCCGGTCCGTTTCTTTGGGAACTAAATTCAATCCATATTTCTACATTAAAACAAATGCGGACCTTGTTCCGTTCATAAAAAGCACATTCTGGAAAGGCCTCACAAAGGTCGAGGTCGTTCGGGCAAAGGACCTATGGGGTTTCCAAAATGGAGAGCTTTCTCGATTCATCAGAATCGAATTCAAGACTCACCGGGCGATGCGAAATTGCGTCTATTCTATCGAAAATCACAAGTTTTCAGAATTTTCGGGCTCCAAAGTCTATGAGGCGAATATCGACCCGGTCCTGCGGTTTATGCACGTGACCGGAATTTCATCGACCGGCTGGATCGATCCGGGCCTCTGCGAGCCGGATGTCGGGTCTTCGTGCGAGGTGAACCTCTGGGCACCGAGCTGGCGCCTGATCAAGCCCTTGGCCCGAGATGATATCGCACCCCTAAAAATTATGTCCTTTGACATAGAGTGTTATTCGAGCACGGGAGCTTTTCCAGATCCCAAAAATCCTCGAGATGTCGTCTTTCAGATTGGAATGACCACGAGACATTTTGGATCTGAAGAAATCACACGTAAGTGTCTGTGTCTCAAGCAGACTGATGCGCCCGATTGCGAGAGTTTCGACACTGAGCGCGCGCTCCTCGAGGCCTTTCAAAAGTATCTGGTTTCGACCGACCCAGATATCATCACGGGTTGGAACATTTTTGGGTTCGATCTCGAGTATCTCATTGTCCGGGCCACGATTCATTGTGGATTGAGCCCGGTATGGGGTCGGGTCCGAGGAGAGGTTGCGGAGCTCGTAGAGAAGAATCTGAGCTCGAGCGCTCTTGGAAATAATCAGCTCAAGATGGTCCCTATGAAGGGTCGGTATGTATTTGATCTTTTCCAGGATGTGAAGCGCGAGCACAAACTCGAGTCCTATAGTCTGAATAACGTTTCCAAGCATTTTTTGAAGGATCAGAAAAATGATATGCCCGTCAAGGAGATTTTTAGCCGCTTTGCCGAGGGTGACCCCAAGCGCCTCGGTGAGGTCGCCGAATACTGTATTCAGGATACGGTCCTTCCTCACAAATTAATGGATAAATTGTGTCAGATTCAGAATCAGATTGAGATGGCCAAGGCGTGTTGGGTCCCTCTGGCTTTTCTGAGTGAGCGCGGTCAGCAGATCAAGGTTTTCAGTCAGATGGCCAAAAAGGCCCAAGAGCTCAATTTTATTATTCCGACAATAAGGGTTCCGAAGGGAGGGGTCGAGAGTGATTATCAGGGTGCGACGGTTCTCGAGGCGCAGACGGGAGCCTACTATGGTCCCATCACTGCGCTCGACTTTGCGAGCCTATATCCGAGCATTATGTGCGCTCACAATCTTTGTTATTCGACGCTCGTGATGGACCCCAAATACGACAATTTGCCCGGAGTGACCTATGAACAGTTCGGGCCACACCGGTTTGCTCAGGCTCCGGCCCCGTCCCTCTTGCCCGTAATTCTGACGGACCTGAAGGCTTTCAGGAAAAAGGCCAAGAAGCTGATGGCTCAGAATGAGGGAACACCTATGGAGGCTATTTACAATGGTCAGCAGTTGGCTTACAAAATTAGTATGAATAGCATCTATGGGTTCACGGGCGCTTCGAAGGGTATGCTGCCCTTGGTCGCGATTGCCTCGACCGTGACTATGCAGGGCCGGAACATGATCGAAAAGACGAAGAATTATGTCGAGGAAAACTTCCCGGGTGCAAAGGTTCGATATGGAGACTCGGTGATGCCAGAAACTCCTGTTTTGGTAAGAAAAAATAACGGACTTGAATTTAGATCTGAAATTCAAAGATTGGCTGATTCATGGATTCCTTATGAGCATTTCAAAACGGGAATTGCCGAACAATGTGAAACCCTTGATATCGAGTGCATGACTCACCTTGGTTGGAAAAAAATTAAACGCGTTGTCAGACACAAAAGTCCTAAAAAAATTTACAGAGTTCATTCACCATATGGAATAGTAGATGTTACAGAAGATCATTCACTTCTAGACCAAGACTTAATTTTAATTAAACCACAAGACATTAAGGAGGACGATAATCTGTTGCATTTTGGAGAAGATATTGAAGGTTCTAATTACGTAACACTTCTTCACGAGTCGTGGGATGGTTACGTATATGACATCGAGACTGATGCTGGAACTTTCGCTGCAGGCAACGGCTCTCTTATAGTGAAGAATACGGACTCTGTAATGGTCGAATTTGATGTCCAGGGTCGCAAAGGTCAAGAGGCGCTCGATTACAGCTGGGCCCAAGGTTCGCTCGCGGCCGAGCAATGCACGAAGCTTTTCAAGGCTCCGAACGATCTTGAACTTGAGAAAGTTTACTGTCCCTATTTCCTCTATAGCAAAAAGCGTTACGCGGCCAAGATGTATGAGGGTAAGAATCTTCCGGATGGAACAGTCTCTTGCGTTTTCAAGAAGATCGATGTCAAGGGTCTGCAGGTCGTAAGGCGTGACATTTGTCCATTCGTGCGCGAGACGCTCAAGACGCTCCTCGAGATGGTCCTAGAATCGAACGACCCGCGTCCGGTCATCGAGACGGCTCGCGGGGCGGCCCGGACCCTGATGGGCGGGAAGGTTCCTATCGAGAAGCTCTTGATGAGCAAGCAGCTCGGGGCTGACTACAAGGTTCCTATGGCCCACGTGGCCGTCCGGGACAAGATCAGGAAGCGAGCGCCCGGGTCAGAGCCTCAGCAGGGTGATCGAGTCTCGTTCGTCATTGTCAAAGGCGACGGAAAGATGTTCGAGAAGGCCGAGGACCCAGAGTTTGTCAGGGCAAACGGGGTCCTGATTGATTATCAGTATTACTTTACGAATCAATTCAAGAAGCCCATCCAGGATCTTTTGGAACCTTTGGTCAATGCGGACACAATCTTCAACAAGAAATTCCTCAAGAGCGTCTCGGACTCGCCAGAGGTCGAAGCACTCAAGGCGGCCGACCGAAAGATCGCGAGTTCAGCGGAAGCTCAAGCCCGTAAGGCTTTCCTGGCAAAGTTTGGTGGGGCCTTAAAAATTACCAACCCTTCTTAGGTATGGAGAAACAACTCATCGAAATTATCGAAGAGGACTTTGCTCGGCGCAAGGCCATGTGGACGAATCAGATACTTGAGCGAGTCGCTAAAACATACGACTTGCCGCTCGAGCGTCTTATCAAGGATTTTGGCTCGGAAGGGGGCCACTTTTGCTCAGGAATGCTCAAAAGCAAGAAAAGGTGCCTGAAAAATCCACAGGAGAATGGATACTGTAAATTTCACCAGACCCAGGTTCCCCAGGTATCGAAGCCGGTCGAACGGGTCGAGGCACCTTGGTGAGCTTAGAGAATTGCGGATTTTATAAACAAATGTCAAAGACAGAATTGCTATTAACAAGCCTTTCTAAGTTTTATGACGTTCCCGAAAATCGAGAGAAGCTCCATGATATCCTCGGGCGAGGAAAGGGACCTTCTCTGCGAAAGCTTGAGTGGTTCGTGACGAATTATTCAAAGAATAATCAGACGACATTTACCGCTCCGAATGGAAAGTTTTTCACGGTCCACGTAGCTTACAAGTCGAGCTTGGACGGCTACTCGAAGAAGCTGTTCGATCCCTTTTGTCGAACAGAGCGCATAGACTTTCAGGGACTCAAGACGACGTGCGGCCAGCTTAATTTCATTCGGTGGGTCTTGAGCAATGGTATAATTGACGCCCTCAAAGAAGTGGAACCCGCGCGAATCCCCCTTCGAACGTGATGAGCGTCACACAATAATAGAAGATGTATAAATTGTAATCGGAATAAATTTGCTGTTTATATTGCTGTAATAGATTAAGTGTAAGCAGAGTCATATTTGATTTTAATTTTGCAAAATTCATAAAGCCCCCTTCATTATACTCCTTTGGTTTCAATCCAAAGGAGTATGTATATATACCATTGGACGGAATAGACAGCCCGTGTTCTATAGGCTGTTTAAACGAGTAATATAAAGAACCTTTGAACGTGCTGCAGATATCTGTATTGTTCAGAGTGATTTTGGCAGTGTCGACCACATCAACATAGTTGAGGGTCCCGGAAGGAAATACTAGATTGTTGGTCGGATATGTATACTGGGTCGAATATCCATATCTGTATCTATTCATATATTGACGGGGATCTGTATCATTTTCGAAATTTTTATCCCTGAAAAACCATGCAATCATTTCTACGGGATAATTCACTGTCAGCGGAACCGATATATTTGCATTATTAAATGTAGTCACTGAATCCTTTACAATTTTATTTACTATGAATTTTTGAGGAACCGTTTGATAGTAGAGTCGTTCTTGATTTTCTAATAAAATTTCTTCAGTCACTAATTGTATTGATTGAAAATCTAAATTAGGATCGGAACCCGGGGCGGACCACCACGTGTTTTTATTGAATGTGAAACGGACATATAGTTTTTGATTCAACATTGCGCACAGAGGAAGGTAAGGTCTCTGCATTCGCTTGGTCTTTCTCCGACAGAAGAAGAATTCTAGGGGAATTATGATATTGTTAGAATCGACCGCCTTATACAGAGCCGCGATCTCGTCCGCATTCAAGAAGAGTTGATCCCGTATGAAATACCAGTCATCATAAAGAGTCTCGATGACGGTTTCGTTCGCCATGAGCTCCACCTTGCTCATCAAGGCCCGGCCCACGTGTGGTGTATACCTCCCGACAGGTAATTTTATTATTAAATACATATTCGAGAGGAGGTCACCCATCTCGGTCGGCTTCAGTTCGACCGTGACCGTTTGTCCCTGATAGGTCGGATTGGGTAGCGGGAAGGGATTGATCCTCTGAAAAATTGCAAAGTTTGTATGTCTCTTGAATTCAGAATTAAAATTAGAATTCGCGGGATTGTCACTGAGTAGATATGTTTCTTGAGGACCTGTGGCCAAGAGTGAAAGTATCGAACCCGAGCTAAAGCCTCTCCCGCGGGATTCTGTATACGGGTTAACCTTGAACAAATCATCGAGCCTCGTTCGTTCATTGAGTTCCCGAAGGTAAGGCGTGTCGCCCGTCACTATATTTGGATTTATATCAATCATGTGTGCCTTTAAAAATGTTCCGACGCCCGCCTTCTGTCTGAGGAGCACGGTCGGGTAGCCCCTCACGGTCACTGGGTCCTTGCTGTCAGGCACCTGGCCGGAACCCACGGGCCTGAGCGTGCTGTCGGACGAGAGAGCCAAGGCGCCCGAAAATGTCGGAAGGCCCAGCATCACATACCCGGTCGTTTCGGGTTTTGCTGTAAAGTTAAATGACACAACGTTGTTGGCAGAGGTATATGTTCCAAAAACAGGCGTCAGATCGTCTTTATCGGGCGGATTTATGATTGCCTCTTTTATGGTGCCCGAAGGCTGGATCGCCTGGTCCGTATCTGTCTGAAAAGTGAAGGCCCACTTGTAGGTTTCCGCGGGCTGGCGCGAGACCCCAGTAATCTGAACACGACCTTGAATTCCCGTGAAAAATGTCCCGCGCCAACCATACCCGACCGACTGGCTCGGCGTGTCCGAGGTCACGTAGAAGGTAGCCTCTTGAGGCCCCGTAATATTATAAAATCCATCGACAAACATGTGTCCTATAAACTGGCTAGATTATTCTTCCACATTTGAATCACACTTGTCTTCTTCAGGGTGTCGCGCTCGCCGGCCCGCGTCTGGCAGAGAGCCTCGAGCCGGGCCACCTCCTCCCGGGTATACTGATACGTCTTGATATCGAGCAATTTTGACCAGATTTCCCCTGCATACTTCTCACGCCTGAGTTGACTGTGTATATCATCCAATGGAATATTGAAGACCACAATCTTGGCATGGATCGCCACGTCACGGATGAAGCGGGCCTTCTCTGACAGCCACTGAATCTCCGCGTCGAGCTGCTTGATCAGCCACGCCTTGCGCTTCTTGTAGAGTCCGAGTCGAATGTCGATGTAGTCGACCAGAATTTCTTCGGGCGAGTTATACTTTTTGACCGCTCCATTCGGGCCGATCAGGTGCATATTCGAGGTGTTGATCGTTTTGGTCAGGCCCAAGTCCTTGATGGGGTCCTTGAGAGCCTCGGTTCCCCAGATTCTGAAATCGGGAGTTGTTTCGGTCGAATGGTTCTCAAACTTCTGGACGATGCCCTTTTCCAGGAGGTCATCAAGGTGCTCCTTGAAGTCCTGGATCCATTTCCCAGGTGGCAGCTCGGTCACGTGAATTTGGGCACCTTCCCGAACAGCCACACCCTCCATAAGCCACGTGTGCTCCTTTGTCCGGGTCATCTTGCCCTTGAAGCCCTTGTAGTGAGGGGCCATCGGGGCCATCGCCACACCACTCAGGGCACAGTCGATATTGTGCTTAATGACATCGATATCAAACGGGGGAACGAAACAGCTGAAGCCGGTCCCGATCCCCTCGGCTCCGTTCACCAGGATCATAGGAATAATGGGTCCGTAAAATTCGGGCTCAACCGTCTGACCGTCGTCCAAAATGTATTTTAGAACAGAATTGTCAGCCGGATCAAAAATCTTGCGAGTCAAAGGACCGAGGCGCGTGAAGATATAACGGGCGCTCGCAGAATCCTTCCCACCGGCCAGGCGCGTCCCGAACTGTCCAGAGGGTTCGAGCAGGTTCAGATTGTTCGAACCGATGAAATTTTGGGCCAAATTTACTATGGTTCCCTGCAGACTCGCCTCACCGTGGTGATAGGCTGTCTGCTCTGCGACATAGCCCGCGAGCTGAGCAACCTTCATATCGCTCGAAAGATTCTTCTTGAGGCACGCATAGATCACCTTGCGCTGACTGGGCTTCAGACCGTCCGCGACGTGAGGAATCGACCTTTTGATATCTTCGGCACTAAAGTTGGCCATATCACGATGGATGAAATCCGAGACACACAGGGTTTTCACGGATCCGTAAGGAATTCCCGGAGACGGATTGGCCATGTGCTCGGTCAGCCACGTCTTTCGGTCATCCGCAAGAGACTTGGAAAAGGCCAAGTGCATCGACTCATTCGTTTTTGGATCAGAATTGAAAGCGACCGTGAGCTTCTCAATTTGCTTGAAATATTCTTTGGCCTCTGCACTGGTCGAAGTTCCGAGACCCTTGTAGTATTTGACCGGGCCGCTCTCGGTCTGAGCAGCCCGGAACTCCTCCTCAGTGAAGAACCAGACCTTTCCAGCCTTGATAACCGGAGTAACCATCGATACCACAAATCCCATCTCGATGAGCTTTGGCCAATAGACGTGAAACATATTGAGGACCAGACCCTTGATGTGGCTCCCGTCCAGATCTGCGTCGGTCATAATCATCAAACGGCCGTAACGGAGGTCCTTCAGTGAATTATAGACCTTTCCGTGTTGAAGTCCCAGAATCTTTTTGAGATTGCTAAACTCTTCGTTATCGGTCACCTGCTTGACCGTGGCGTCTCGAACGTTCCGGGGCTTTCCTCTGAGGGGGAAGACGCCATAGGCGTTTCGGCCGACAACGCTCAGACCTGCGATCGCCAGGGTCTTGGCCGAGTCCCCCTCGGTGATGATCAGGGTGCACTCGTG